TACGCTGGTGCGGCGATGAGTCTCACGGCTGTCCGTCCATACGTTACAGCCAGGATGACCGAGCTCGGATATACCGAGCACACGGATCCATTCAACGATCAGAACATCCCATCAGCCATTATCGACGGGGCTTTTCACCAAGCCATGCTCGAGATCAGTGGCGTGGAAAAGAATAACGAGGCGCAGGGCGTCGAGGTTCCGGTCAGGATCAAGGCTTTCTTCAAAGGCTACCGGACGCCAGAGGAAGCGCTGGATCAGTCGATCGTAAAGTCAGAAGAGATCGTGGTCGGTATGCTGAAGGCCGAAAACTTCTTCAACTTTAGCCCAGCCATTACGGGGGTCTTCCTTGACTCACTGAGCTTTGAACCCTACGATGAGGAAAGCAACGACAACACGATCCAAGTGGTTTTCGTGTTTCGGTTCAAGGTTTGGATCTGCGTCCAGAACTAAAAACGAAAGCCCAAAGGAGGGGTAATCATGGCCTGCAATTCTAATAAGTATAACCTCGGGATCCGGAATATCATTCTCGGATCTGATCGTCCTCAAAAGTTCTGCGTCTTCACAAAGGCTGACGAGTCGGACTCCCTCGATGGGAAGTTCTTCGTCGTTCACGAGCCTGTGACTCAGGCAAAACACTATTTCTGGTTCAACACATCCGGCGGTTCTGCTGTCGATCCTGCTGTGCCAAACGCTACCGGGCATGAAGTGGCCATCACTACTGGCGCATCCAAGAGCGCTGTGGCCTCGGCTCTCCAGGCTGTAATTGATCCGCTTACCTGGGTAGTCGCTACCGTTTCAGGTAACGAGGTAGAGTGCTACATGACTGCGGACGGATACGCTTACGAGGCACGTGACGCTCTCGATCCTACCAAGAAGACTGGCTTCTCGATCACCGTCGCTCAGTTCGGCTCTGTCGCTACTGATCTCGGTGGAACTAACGGCGACATCACCTTCACCGTGACCGAGCAGACCAAGGAGATCAAGGCTCCTCAGACTGGCGACTTCGTGCTCGCTGAGATTCGCCGGGGCGCTTCTGTGTCGGCTTCGTTCGAGCTGAAGGATTCCTCGGTTGAGTCCATCCGTCGGGCGCTTAACTTCTACGGAAGCACAGTGGTCAGCGACGACGCCGCTTCTGAGGTTATCTCTGGATACGGATCGTCTAACCTGTTCAAGTCGACTGATGACGTGGCCGACAAGCTCGTCTTCCGTCCGACTGACAAGGCCGCAGACGCTGACGCTTCTGAAGATTTCACCATCCACAAGTGCAAGTTGAAGCTTGGCGAGCAGACCTTTTCGGCTGAGAACGAGTACATCCTTCCGATCGAAGCTATCGGCTACCTCGACAGCTCGAAGTCTGGATTCGCTAACCTGTTCTCATACGGGGACGCGTCGGCTCTTCCTGAAGCATAATCTAAGGGGATCTAATGGAGTTCGTTGCTAAGAAGAAAATGCTCAAGGTTACCATCGGAGGGGTGTCTCACGAGATGAGATGCCCCACCATTGGAGAGCGCCAGGAGTTTTTGGAAAAACTCAAGGCCGTGAAGCCAGAAGACGCGATCAGCGCCTACGCAGACTGGTATTCCGGCCTGGGCCTTCCGAGAGAAGCGCTCTATTCCTTCGACGCTGACGACTTCTTCGAGTTTCTGGACTTCGTCTCGAATCCAAAAAAAAAGCCTCTGAACTCGACCTGATGAAGGCGAAGCTGGCGCGATTCTACGGATGGTCGCCAGATCAGATTGACTCCCTCGACGTGGTAAGTGCGAATGCCTACTGGCAATGTATCGACCAAATTGAGGCTGGCGAGGTTCTGATGTCGTTCACGGTTCAGGACTACCCGAACTTGACGCAGGACAAAAGGGAAGCGCTGTTCAAAAAGTTTGAAAAGCGTCTCAATCCCGTGAGAAAATCCGAAGGAAAGAAGCTCACGAACAAAGAGCTCATGGACATTCTTAGCCGACGATAAGGAAATCAATGGCAGACCAGAAGATCGAACTCGAATTAGTGTTAGACGACGGCTCGGTAAAACGGGCCTTCGCGACCGTCCGCAAGGAGGCAGAGGACACTGGTTCCGCGTTCGGTGATGCGTTCGCAGTCAAAGGCCTTGCCGATTTCAACGCTGGAGTTCAGCTCGTAACCGCATCGGTTCGCGCACTGGCTGAGGCTGGGCAGTTCCTTCTCGATCAGGTATTGAATGGCGAGAAGATCGACGCCATCAACAGGCGATTCGAGATCCTAGCTCAACAGCAGAACGCGAATGCTGAGGCTTTGGCCTTCGGTATTGCTCGAGCTGTTGACGGTACAGTTGACCTAGAGGAGGCGCTGTCCGCTACGAGCCGAAGCCTTATCAATCTCCAGACCGGGGTGGGCCAGCTTCCAGCACTGTTCGAAGTCGCTCGTAAGTCTGCCGCCGCTTTTGGTGGCGATACCATCTCTAACTTTGAAAAGATTCAGCAGGCTGTTATCACCGGAAACGTAAAAGCCCTTCGCGATGTCGGTATCTTTATCAGCTCCGACGTAGCATTCCAGCGCATGGCCGATGGCTTAAAAACCACGACCAAGGAACTGACCGAAGCCGGTAAACAGCAGGCGATCCTAAACGAGGTTCTCCGGTTCGGTGAGCAGAATCTGAAGAACATCACCTCAAGCATCGAGCCAGTGAATCAGTCGATCAAGCGCCTCGGAGTATCGTTCGGCGAGGTGGCCGACACTGTAGCGGTCGCATCTAACAAAGCGTTCGGACCTACTCTCAAGGGCTTCCTTGATAACGTCACAAGCGGACTCGAGAGCTTCAACGTCAGGATCAAGCAGGCCTTCGGATTCGAGACGCTGTCGGCTGCTGAGAATGTCCGACTCCTGACCGATGAGCTCGCTAGGCTCGAGGCTCTCAGGACTCAGGAAGCAAGCCTTGCCAATAGTGCCGAGACTGTCGCCGCGCTTGATATTCAGATCGCAAAGCTGAAAGAAAAGCTCGTCGTCGATCAGGAGCTCGCAGCCGAGCAAGAGAAGAAGAACCAGGCCGATCTTCTCGATATCCAGAACACTGCCAGCAAGGTCGCTTTAACTAACCAGCTCACTCAGGCCCAGATCGAAGGCCGGGCGGCTCTCGATGAATACACTAAGCTCCAGATTCAATCCGCTAACGAGGCGAAAAGATCAGCCGAGGCCGTAAATATGGCTGTCAAGAATGCCATCGTGAACGGTGTTGCTAACTCTATTCAGGCCATGACGAACGCCTTGGTTCAGGGAAAGAATGTAATGTCGGCTCTTGGGCAGGCGATCCTCTCTACATTCGCGGACCTTGCTATCGAGGTAGGTAAAATTTTCCTAGCTACTGGGATCGGTATGCTGGCGGTTAAGTTCCTTGATCCGACCGGAGCTATTGCCGCAGGTCTAGGGTTGATCGCTCTCGGGTCAATCGTAAAGTCTCTTATCGGTGGTGGTGGTGGCCAGGGATCGACTCAGCTTCCATCTGGTGGTGGGGCGGCTGTAAGTCCAGCAGATCAGCTTTTGTTTGAAGCACCTCGAGAGGAAAACATGGTCCGCACTCCTGGAACCGTGGTCAACTTCCAGGTTATGGGCGACATCCTAGACAGCTCGGACACTCAGAACCGCATCGTCGCGCTTCTAAATGACGCCATCGACTCGAAGGGCGCAGTCGTTAGGGGGATGGCATAATGGCTTTGCTTACTCGCTCGAAGTTTTATTTTGGGGTCCAGATTGATTCAGATAACAACATCCTTGATATCGACGAAGGAACGGGAGTCGTATCTGTCGCGCTTGCTGTTAAGGCGTTCTCGCCTAGTGAGCTCGCAGTCGCTCTCTCTTCGGCGCTGAACTCATCTGGATCCCTAACCTATACCGTTACTCTCAACCGCACCACACGGCTATTGAGAATTACAGCCAGTGGGACCTTCTCGATCCTTCGATCGTCTGGACCGAATAGCGCCTCCAACATCTATTCGCGCCTGGGCTTCGCCGGGTCTGGTGATCTCACTGGCTTCAGTCAATACGACGGGACTACGGCTATCGGATATTCCTACGAGCCTCAGTTTTACCTGCTCGACTACGTGCCACTGGACCACAACGTCAAGAGCGTGAAGGCCTCGATCAATGAGACGGGGTCCGGGGCGGTCGAGGTAATCCGGTTCGGCACTAAGCGATACATGGAGTGCTCGATGGATTTCATCACTGATCGGAAGTTCATCGGTGACGACATCTGGACCAGTAGCCAGACAGGGATCGCGGACGCGCTTCGGTTCATGGGCTTTGCCATCGAGAAATCGACCATAGAGTTCATGCCTAACGGATTAGACGTTGCGAACTATTCGAAGCTGGTTTTAGAATCCACGGAAAGCGACTCTCAGGGGACGGGCTTTAAGCTGTTAGAAATGATCGACTACGGCGAGGGGCTATACCGGACGGGGCGCCTGGTCTTTAGGGAGGTTTCGTGAGCGTATTAAACGGACAGAAAGCGGACGCGGCGACATTCAACTCAGCCTTCGCGTCGAAGCAAGACGATAACACGATGTACGGGGTCCAGACGCTCAGTGACGCAGGAAGTGGGGCGACCGTTTCTAACGTACAGCAGGCTATCAATGACGTGATCGCGTCCGACGCTCTCAAGATCCCACTGTCCCAGAAGGGCGCAGCTAACGGAGTGGCTACGCTCGGAGCAGATAGCAAGGTTCCATCGGCTCAGCTTCCGTCCTATGTCGACGACGTGATCGAGGTGGCCAACTTCGCAGCGCTCCCGGCAACTGGTGAGACCAGTAAGATTTACGTAACGCTCGACACGAATTACTCCTATAGGTGGTCTGGATCCACCTACGTCTTTATCGGTCGGCCTATCGTTAACACTGACGAGCTCCCAGAGGGAACGACTAACCAATACTTCACAGATACACGCGCCAGGAGCGCAGTCATCACTCAGGTCATCACGAACGGCGTGACGGATAAGTCTCCATCCGAGGATGCGGTATTCGATGCCCTGGCTCTAAAGCTGAACACTTCCGACTTCAGCACTAGCTTCGACTCCTCGCTCGCAACTAAGACGACGAATAACCTGAGCGAAGGCCTGACTAACCTCTACTTCACAGATGCCAGGGCGCAGAGCGCGACCATCACTCACACCATCACTGACGGAGTGACCACTAAGGCTCCTTCATCAGATGCGGTCTACGATGCCCTGACTCCAATCAACTCAGCGGTGGCAGGCAAACAGGACGGGATCCAGTTTAAGGATGAGGGGTCGAACCTCGGTACCTCTGGGACAGTTACCTCGATCGACTTCGTCGGTCCTGGGATTACGGCTACCCGGACCACGAACGCCATCACCGTTACCGTTAACGCCACTGGTGGCGGTGGTGGATGGCAGGCCTACTCTAGCCTGGCGCTTGCTGGCGGTGGGTCGATCGTGATCGTCCCGGCTGACGGTCAACAGAAGTGGCTCGTCCAGGCTTCGACTAGCGCAGGATCTCAGCTCTCGGCCACTCCATTCGGTGCGACTCCTCCGACCGCTGACGGATCAATGATCCGGCTGATCGGTAACTCGGATACGAACTGGATCGAGATCGTGAATAACGATGCGGCGAATGGTTGCATCTTAAACGGAAGCCCGGCTAGGCTTCTCAAGTATCACATCATGGACTTTGTGTACGATGCGACTCTCGCGCGTTATATCGAAGTAAACAGGAACTTCTAAGGGGTAAACGATGGCGCTCAACTCTAATTTTCGGACACTGACTGCGGACAACATCGAAGGCCTGGTCGATGATCGGAATTACCTGAAGGCGAGCTTCGAGAACGGGACGATCCAGGGCTGGACTGAGATGGCGGTAACGCTTACCTCTGGTCTCCCAACCGGAACTCCTACGATCTCCTCGACCGCTGCAGGTTCGATCGCGCTTTCCACTACCGCGACCACTCCTCTCTCGGGAGCTCGCTCGCTTCTCGTGACTGGCGCGGCTGGATGGACCGCAGGCCAGGGGTTCATCTCTGACGAGTTCACGCTCGACCGGATGGATCTAGGCAAGGTGCTGACAGTTAGCTTCGACTACGAACTCGTTTCCGGCACGCTCAATTTCTCAGGCACTCTCGGATCTCAGACATTGATGGTCTACATCTACGACGCTACCGCTGGAGGCGCTAACTGGATCCAGCCAGCCGGGTTCCTCGGCATGAACCAGTCGAGCGGTCCGGGTCGTGTGACTGCGACCTTCCAGTCTAGCGTGGTGGCTGGCCAGAAGTACCGGGTGGCAGTGATCGCCTCTCAGGCTGTCGGCTCCGCTTGCTCGCTTGAGTTCGATAACTTCACATGTTCTCGAGTGACTGCTCCGATTGGTCCTGTCGTGACGGATTGGGTGAGCTATACTCCGACAATCACTACCTCAAGTGGATCAATTACAAATTACACAGCATCTGGAAAATACAGGCGTGTTGGTGATAGCGTTCAGGTTTTTGGAAGCATTAAGTTTTCTGCCGCATCGGCAGCTTTTGCTCAATTGTACGCAACTCTTCCGTCTGGTCTTTCGATTGATACCGCAAAGGTTAATCCAAATCAGCAAACAATAATCGGTAGCTGCGGGGCGCTTGATTCTGGTATTGCAAACTACACTGGTGGTTCTGTTTTTGTGCAGCTTCCAAGCTATGTTTATTTAGCTCCATCCGCAGTAACAACTCACGCAGGAACGGCTCCGGTTGTTACTCCGGGTTTTAGCAATACCTTTCCAATCACATTTAACACCAACGATGAAATTTCATGGGAATATGAGGTTCCCGTTACTGGCTGGTCATCCTCGACTCAGCAAAGCTCGGACACCGACACTCGGGTGGTGGCGTTTCAGGCATATAATGCTGGAGGAACGGCTACATCGGTGCCGACAGGTGCAACTGCCACAAAAATTGTAAACCTAACCGCAATATCGGACACTCACGCCACATGGAACGCAGGATCACAGGCATATATAATTCCTGTTTCAGGGTATTACGAAATAACAAGCTCCGTATATACATCAGCCTTTAGTGGCGGTAACAGTGTTGGATTTATATTAAATGGTTCATATAACGAAACCGGAGCATCTCAACAATCTTCTTCAATAGCGCCAATAACTGTTTGGGGATCAAGAACCGTACAATTAAAGGCAGGAGACTCCGTATCTATTGGTTATTGTCAATTTTCTGGAACAACACAATCCGTTGGCGCATTTCCTCCGACATCGTTAAAGATCACAAGACTATCCGGCCCGTCCGTGGTGGCGGCCAGTGAGACGGTGGCGGCGGTGTACCAAACCGGGGCAGGTCAATCAATTCCTAACAATACAGTAACGCCTATTGTATACGGCACAAAAGTTTTTGATACGCACTCTGCGATGAATGCATCTACTGGTGTTTATACCGTACCAGTGAGCGGAACTTTTGAAGTTAAAGCATCCCATTATTTTGGAACGGCAATAACCGCCACTGCAACTGATGTTCAAACAATAGTTCAGGTTGATGGTATATCAATGTTTGGATCAAACTTAACAAAGTCCGGCACGGTGGCCGCACCATTGACGACTCTTGGATCGTTTCTTGTAAAAGCAAATGCCGGACAAACCATCAGAATAGCATTGCTTCAATCAAACTCTACGGCATCTGCTCAATCTCTTTTGGCAAATGTGACATTTAATTGGATCTCCATCAATAGGGTTGGTAACTGATCATGAAAAAAGTAATCATTAAAAACAAAGAAGGACAACACACTCACGGCGCTGAAATGCTCGATCCTCAGGCGTGGATCGCTGACGGTGTCGCAGGAAATTGGTGGGGCAAGCCCGAGCGTTGGGTTCACCACAAAGACGAGCCGATGGCCGAGGGCTACGACGAGGCCGATGTACTCGAAGAGCGCATCGTCGAGGACTATCCCGCCATTGAGCCAGTCCTGATCTCGGAAGCCATCCCTGGAAGCCCTGCCGTGATGGACGAGGCCGGAAACATCGTCGAGGCTGAGATCCCAGAAGTCCATGCCGTTTACTCCGAGGCCATCCCAGCTAGGACGCATCGCGAGGTAAAGCTCCGGGCCGAGTACACCGTGGAAGTCGTGGACATTACAGAGGCCGTGGCGCTGGAGAAGCTGTCCACTGAAGCTCTGCGCTACCTCGAGAGCACGGACTGGAAGGTTCTTCGACACATCAGGCAAAAGGCGCTTGGCATTACGACTAGCATGAGCGATGAAGAATACTTAGAATTTGAACTGAGCCGTGTCGAGGCGGCGAACAAGGTTATCAGGTAACGGAAGACCGAAAGGACGGGGTAGCTATATCGCAACTTATTCAAACAATACGACGATCAAGATAGGTGATACTGTTACATTTAACAGAACAATAAGTGGTTCTAATTTTTCCGAATCTTATACCGTCCCAGCTAATTCCTACCTTGTAGTTTATCGCGCCGCTTTCAACGTCGGTTTTGGTGCTGGAGCAAACATAACCTATCAATATCCAGGACATTCACCGATTCAATTAACTGGAGGCATCCCGAACGATTTCGAATACCAAACTTCGTCATATCCATCTCCTATTGTTGCTGCAAATCCATTTGCAAAAACTTTTCCCGCTGGAACTGTGTTTGTTTTTTCTATTACAGCCGCTGGTGGGTTTAGCGCAAGCTATTCATTCGCAGCTCAACTATTCCAAAACACGCCATGAATAAGATCGACGGTAAAACCTCCATTCCTGTTTTCGTAATCGGTGCGGCGGTCCCGTCTTTCGTTGCCTTTGTTCTCTGGCTCTCCTCGATCAGCTATTCAGCCACAGGAGCCGAGGCCAAGGTCCACGAACTCGAGAAGAAGCAGGAGGCCATGAGCTCGCTCCTGTTAAGCGTGAAGGAAGACCTTACGCTGATTAAGTACAAGCTAAAGATTGAAGGAGACGAGAGTGGAAAATAAAGGCGTGAAAGAAACGAAGGAAGCCCTGGTCGGGTTCATCAAGCTGGCGGCTATGCTGGCGACTGAGTTCAAGGATGGAGTCCAGGCGACCGACATCGCTCCGATCGTTGTTAAGATGCAGTCCGAGCCTCTAAAGTCCGCGCTCCTGGACGCCTATAACGGGATCGAGGAGGTCCCATCTGAGCTCAAGGATGTGAGCTTCGGCGAGGCCCTGAGCTTGGTTCCTGAGATGATCGACGCTCTGAGTGAGCTCGTGCAGGCGGTGAAGAAATGAACGCGATCCTTTCCGTCATTAAGGCTATCCCCACCGCTCTCTCGATCATTCAGGCCCTTGTCGGGCTCGTGAAGTCTCTCCGCGAGATGGCTCACAAGAAGGCGATGGAGGACATGGAAAAGGCTGTCACGAAGGACGAGGTCAAGGAATCACTGGACGATGTTTCGCGCAATCCTTGAGCGCGTACCGTTCCCTCTGACGCTGGCCCTTGCCGGGTGCAACGAAAGCCCAGACGCGAGCCTGTGCGTGATCTATTCAGACGATCCGAAGCCTGTGGTGTTCTGCCAGAACATGAAGACAGGCGAGGCCAGAGAGATTAGCCTAAAGGAATCCCATAAGTTCTACGCCATGAGCCCGAAGGATTATGAAGCCGTTCGGGCCTGGCATCGCAAGGAGTGCATGACGAATGAGTGAAGAGCAGATGCCAAAATGGTTAGAGATCGCCAGGAAGGAGCTCGGCCAGGCTGAGATCAAGGGCTCGAAGCATAATCCTCGCATCATTGACTACCACTTCGCCACTAGCCTAAAGGCTACCGAGGATGAGGTCCCGTGGTGCTCGAGCTTTGCGAACTGGTGCATGAAGCAGGCGATGATTAAGGGAACCGGATCAGCAGCCGCTCGGTCCTGGCTCGACTGGGGTCATAAGATCGAGAAGCCAGTACCTGGTACGATCTGCATCTTCCGCAGGGGGTCAGATCCTAAGTCTGGCCATGTCGGCTTCTACGTGGGCGAGGACGAGCACACGATCAGCCTGCTCGGTGGAAACCAGGGCGACCGGGTATCGGTGGCAAAATACAAGAAAAGCGAGCTCCTGGGTTACAGGTGGCCGTTTCCGGTGCTACCATCGGCGTAAGGTATGGCCTATCAATTAACGACCAGAGCAAAAAGTTTACTGAACCGGACGAACATCGAGCCGAACGTGGTCTTTTGCATCGACGGTTATGAGTTCTGCTTTGGTGCTCAGATCACCGGGGTCTATGCGTTCATCGGCCAGCCTGGTCTCGAGATCGGGAACTTTATTATCGGAGGCCTCGCGCCTGATCCTCGGGTGCTGGACTACATCAGCCTAGATGGAACTACGACCAACATCACTCAACAGCTAGACTCCGACAAAGGCGGCTCGAGCTCGACGCAGACCATGAAGATCCGGGTCGTGGACTTCGAGCAAACGGTAACGAAGCTCATCTCGCCAGGATATGACGTCGACGACGTGCTTTATCGTGACTGCACAATTTACCTCGGCTTCAAGGATGGCGCTTTTCCGGAAGACTATATCGACCTGTTCGTTGGTAAGATCCAGATGATTGAGTCTGGCGCTGGCTTCGTCGAGTTCACGATCGCTCACCCGGAGGATCTGAAGCGCTCCGAGGTGTACCCTCTAATCGAGACCGAGCTCGATGGTCGGGCAGACTACAAGTCGGCTAAGATCCAGAACCTGTTCTACACTCAGCGCGGAGACGTGGACGGCACGGTCGAGATCCGTTACTTGCAAAGCCCGTTTATCGGCGACACGGCTGTGGTATCCACATCAGGAAACCTGATCACAGTCGAGATCGAGTCATCGGTCACGAAACACAAGACCATCAAGAAGGCCATCGAGGGGAGCTTGGATGCTTCCTTGCTGGTCACAGTCAAGGCTGACGGAGACCAGAACGCGGTCGCGCTGGCTCAAGGGATCACACCTCTTAGCGTCCCGGATACGCTCAAGCTCAAATCAGTTGATGGATTGCTTACTAGCAACACTCCGCTCGTCCGCACATTCGTTCGAGTGGATGATGAGATCATCGAATACACCGGGATCGACACTGGTGCGAATGAGCTTCTCGGGTGTACTCGCGCCGCTCTCACTAGCTTCGGATCGGTCCATGAAGACGAGGCTTCCGTTTCGTCGATGTACATGATCGGAGACGGGACAGCAGACTCTAACGCCATTGATCTTGCACTTCGGATCATGATCTCAGGATCTGGCGATTATGTGGCCGAGCAGGGTGGGATCCAGTTCTATAACTTTGGCGAAATGGAGAACTATCCGAACGGTCTCCTCGTGACTGGCGTGGATCTTGTTCGCGAGAAGAACATTCGAGTCGGAGATACTATCTCGATCACTGGTTCGATGATCCCAGGCAATAACGTATCTGACACGATCGAGGACATTGAGGTGATCGACCTCGGAACCATCATTTACGTTTCTGGCGCGTCGTTCACTGTTGAGTCTGAAAGCCCGGCTGTGATCAGCATCTCGAGTCAGTACGATGTTCTTCCCGACGGTATTGGCATGAGCCCGAAACAGGTGGATATTGAGCGGTTCATCGAGCTCAAGAAGAAGTTTCCATCCATGCTCCCGACTCTCCAGGTTTACCTGCGCGAGACGATGAACGTGAAGGACTTCATCCAGAAGGAGCTTTTCATCCCGTCTGGGATGTACGCGCTCCCACGTAAGGGCAAGGCTTCGGCTGGTATTCTCGCCCCACCGCTTTACGAGTCCGAGTCTAAGATCCTGACACTTGATAACTTGAAGGATCCGCAGAAGATCAAGACCAGCCGATCGGTGAATAAGTATTTCTATAATGCTGTCGTGACCAAATACAACGAAGACTCGGTCGAGGCTGATAAGTACCTGAATCAGAACATCGTCCTCTCGGCTCTCTCGACCGCCAGGGTGAAGGCTCCGACTAGGCCGCTGACAGTAATCGCTCGAGGTGTTCGTCCTGGTGGGGTAAATGAAGAGATCATCCGTAGGAACTCGAAGCGCTATCTCGACCGCTACCAGTTCGGTGCCGAGTGGATCCCTGTTGAGCCTGATTTCAAGACCGGGTTCGGGGTCGAGATCGGGGATTCCATCGTCTTCGGTGAGCCCGCACTTCAGGTGTCCGACTCGTCCACCGGGACTCGCGATTTCCGGCCTCGGGTGTTCGAAGTAGTGAACAAGGATTTCGACTGGCGCGCTGGCCGGGTCAGGCTTCAGATCGTGGACACGAACTACTCTACCGGGGTCCGCTACGGGACATGGGCCCCGGCTTCTCAGATCGTCGAGAAGGTTGGGCCTAACCAGATCAAGCTCGAGCCTTCTTTCGGAGCGGAATCAGAAGCCGATAAGTGGACACCGTATCTGAACAGGACGGTCAGGATCCGCTCTGAGGATTTCTCCGAGAGTCAGAATGTGAAGCTAGTTTCCTTCGATCCGGCTGATCCGTTGATTGCGACCGTCAGCCCGGCGATTCAGTTCTCCGGGACTCCAACGGTTATCATCAACTCGCTCTCGAGCGCATCGGCCGGGACTTCAACGGTTACGCTATGGGGTGCCGGGCTTGCTTCGTACACGATAGGTGCTGAGCTTATGAGAGCCTCCCCGCTTCAGCGGTTCACCATGATCGGCTCTGAGATCTCAACCGTGAGCTTCGTATATAACAAAAGCGCAGGCGGCCCCATTCCGGCATCGGCTTATTACGAGGCTTTGATTTACAGGCTTTCCGGGAACTTGCTTCAGACCATGACCGCTTCCCCAAATCCGGCCAACACGAACACTCCCGTGGCTGTGTCTGATCCGATTCAGGTTCTTTCGGTTGCGTCTGGAACAAATAAGACGATCACTTTCAATTTTGGGCCGATGAGTCTAGTCGATGGTGCTGATTACGCGATTGCTTTTAGGCTCAGGATGCTAAGTGCGGATGTTGATTTCGACACCGCGGCAGCGACTCGAATAGAGCTTCAATACATCGCGGGGCGATCAAGCGCTCCGAGCATTTTAAGAAATTATGGGAACTTCTATATTTCTCAGGCGTTCTCGGCTGTCGGGTCTTATCCGTATCTGAAAATGAAAGCAGAAGGAGGCGAGGTCTTCGACTTCTCGAGCGCGATCCTTGATGTGCCGAATTACGACGAGCTCAACACCTCGAACGATGCGCTATACAAGGCGCTTCATCCGTTCTGGAATTGCAGCGCGGAGGTAACGGTAGGCGTGTCCGATATGGCGTTCGAGGTGGGGCCTGGTGATCTCGGAAAGTTCTTCGTTGGGGCAACTATTCGGGTGTTCGCTCCGGATTATTCCGACGACTCGAAGGAGATCCAGCTTCGTGTGAAGGAGATTGCGGGGTCGGTCGTTACGCTGAATGCCTCGATGGGGTTCACTCCCGCGGTTGGATACCGGGTCGAGCTTATTGGCTTTGCGTCCGATCAGGGAACGCCTTATGTTTGGGTCTAAAGAAGGGAAAAGATTATGGCAGAAGTCACACCTCTAAAGCAGTTGATCCTAGTCGAAGAAGTCGAGACCGGAGCGTCAGCGTCCGAAGCGACCATGACGAAGATCGCTGGGTCCGTGAACCATGCGGTCTCTAATCAGTTCATGAGCTGCGCCTTTAACCTTCACGGTCCGTACTGGATCACGCCAGTCCCAGACTCGAACGTGGATATCGAATGGATCGCGCCTTGCAACATGGAGATCGTGAAGATCCACTTCTACCACAAGGAGGCCGGGGCTTCTGGCACCTGTGAGGTCGATGTGCTGAAGTACCCGTTGGCCGGGGGCTCGAGCTCGATCTTCTCGACTAGACCTGCCATCCCGTTCTCAGCCGGGAACGCGGTCCGGGTTATCACGGACTACGAAGGCACGACTCCGACCGATGTGAATCTTCCAGCGGGATGTACCGCCCCCAGGCTGGCCAGCGTTACGGTCGCCGAGAACGACGTTTTGAAGATCTCCTTCATCCAGAAGCAGGGATCAAGCGCCGAAGGGGTGGGGCTCCACCTCATCATGCGCCCCGTTTGACCTATAACGGCCCTGGCTGTCGATTTAAGCGATTTCGTTGATCGGCGAATGGTCACGGTGCTACCTGGGCCAAAATCGCCTATAAACGATTTTAGAGCGTTCTGTTGTTTCCGCTTTGATTCTAGCGCTTGGTGGTATAAGAAAGCAAACGGCCCGACTTTAGCGAGTCGAGCCGTCTTTGGCAATTAGTGCCGGAGAGTGAGCAACTGTGACGGAGTTGCCTTCGATGTGTTTAGCACTCGAGGCCTCCTAACGCAACAAAAAGGGGGACATCTTGAGCGACACCATCACCATCAAATTCAAGAACTGGGATAAGTACAACAAACGCCAGAAGGACATCAAGCGCCCTTACTGGTTCGCCATGTCGAACGAGATCTTTCTCGATCCGCTTTACTCCGAGCTTACCGATCAGGAACGCCAGGCGTTCATCTGGCTCCTGTGCGAAGCGTCCCGACAAAACAAATACGGCGAGGTCGAAATCTCGAAAAGACTTTTCCACCAAATCACCGGATATAAATGCTCGGTCTTAGACGCTACAATTCATAAGTTATTGAAATCAGGGCGCGCGGCAGGATCCCGGCAGGATGGCGGCAGGATCGCGACCGCTACAAGACAAGACAAGACAGAACAAGACAGGACAGAACAGGACATTACGTTAGGCGCGAGCGAAAAAAATTCGCTCTCGCATCCGGAGGCTTTCGCAGAGCTTCATGGATTCTTTCTTGAGAGGGGGGTAAAGCCTGAGATCACTCTGGCCTGGGAGCAAACATTCCCGGAATCATCGTGGGTCATCCAGGAAGTCAGGAAGGCTATCGCCTGGGAAACAGCGAACACCTCTCGCAGGAAAATAAACTTCGGGCGGTTCATGACGAACTGGCTTAACAAAGGGTGGGACTCGAGACGGAACACCGGGTCGCCACAGAACTACGCCGAGCGTCGGTTCGAGAATAATAAAAGCGCGCTTGAGATTGCGCTGGCGAGGGAGGCCGCTAAAAATGAAAAGTGAGATCATCAAACTGGTTTTTACCCTGGGCGAATACTACGACAAGCGACTCACTCCAGAGCAGCTCGAGATGTACTCTCAGGATCTGTCGGTCCTCTCACCAGAAGAACTCCGGGAGGCGATCCTGAAATACCGAGCCGACGGTAGGAACGATCGCTTTCCTCTCCCGGCGAAATTGATTTCGATCATCCGTCCAGTCGAAACAGAGCTCGATCTCGGGAACGACGTGGCGTCGCGGATCATCGGCGCTGTCTCGAAATTCGGATCATACCGGGGCGCGGAAGCCAGAGCCTACATCGGGGAGATCGGATGGGAGTGCGTGAAGCGCTTCGGAGGATGGGTCACGATCTGCTCCGAGCTCACTGACGACACGAAGACCTCGATCTTCGCACAGCTCCGAGGCCTTGCTCAGACGGTCGCGAAGAAGGGCGCGAATGGAACGCTTGAAGTTGCGCCTGATTTCAAAAAGGAAATCGGGACGGAGCAGGTGCGAGCACTCATCGCAGGATTTTCTTCTAAGGGTAGCGACTAGGCAATTAGTTCTAATAATAAGCCCGAATGGGATTTCTGAGGTATTGTCCGGGCATGAACAACAAGATCGACCACGAAAAGATTGAACAGGTGAAAGCCATGCTTCGCGATCCACTGGTAGCGCAGGCCTGGCACATTTACTACTCGATGGAGTATTCCAAAGGGTGGAACTCGAAGGCGTTCCTTGAGGCCAGGGAACGAGCATGGAGAAACTATTGCCATTACCGAGATCTGTATCTCGGCATCAAGGTGGCAGAACTGGACGCTAAACTAAACTGAAAGGAAGCGAAGCAATGGAAAACAAAATCAAGCTAAGTGGAAAAGCGCTTTACGTGAAAGAGCGCACAGCGAAGACCGGGATGATCATTACCAACTTCATGGTTGAGTGCCAGAACGCAGAAGGTTACACCTCGAAGATCCCGGTGACTGGCTTCGGCATCAACACGAAGATCGTCGACGGAGACCAGGTGACTGTCTTCGGAAGCCTTCGGAACGCTATGATCAAGAATCCAGATCCAGCCGCTAAGAAAGACTTCCGGCTCGAGGCGATCGCTGACCGGATCGACGTCCTCAGTGCCGACGTTCCGTTCTAATCTTTTCCAGCACCGTGTGAGCCGAGCGGTTAATGATCGGCCAACTTTTACAACAGGATGGGAGGCTCCTCATGTTCGACGAATATACAGATGGATTTAACGCAGGATTTGACTTCGCTCACACTGGCCCGGCCTTGAAGAAGCTCGAGGCCGAAGCAGAAGAGCGCGGATTCCGCAAGGCCGTGACTGATCGGGATTATCTCAGGATCCACAGGCAACGCATGGAGATCATCCTGGACCAGGTGGAAGATCAGACTTTCGACGTTGTGCTGAAAGCATTCTCCGAGTTCGGGCTTTTCAACACTGAGAGCGGTCAGGGGAACAAGGGAGGCGCGATCCATGAATGGCTTCGCGTGAACCGGGATCGGATCCTGGCTGGCGGGTATCCTGTGCGGATCAAGGCAGAAGGAGCTGAGTGATGACACCGACAGAAACGCACATTGATGCGCTGATGGAAAAGATTGAAAAGCTCGAAGCCGAAAACGCCCGACTGAGGGAGGCGTTGGAGTTTTATGCTGATAAGGCGTGGATAAATATCAAAATGCCATATCTTACCGAAGTTGATTTCGACGATGTGTCAAAACCATTTCTAGATCAAAAGCCAATGGGTGGCCGCCGTGCCCGTGAAGCGTTGAATTACCTGCGGAAAGGTGGGCAGTGATGCTTATTACCAAAGACTATCTGGAATCATTGAACCCCTGCAAAAATCGTTTTGATCACTATTTGACTTGTTATTCAAACTGGCAAGGTACGCTTGAAGCGTTTCTTGCTTTACCAGAACTTACTCATGAGGATAAAAAATGGGTGTTTGTTCGGTCGATTGATAAAGACAAGCTGCGTTTAGTAGCTGCCGACTTTGCCGAAAGAGTGTTGCACATTTACGAAAGCAAATATCCAAACGATGATCGTCCGAGAAAGGCAATAGAGGCCGCAAGAAAAGGTGCTACTGCTACTGCTGCTCATGCCGCTGCTGATGTTGCTGCTTATGCTGCTGATGCTGCTGCTTATGCTGCTAATGCTGCTGCTTATGCTGCTAATGCTGCTGCTTATGCTGCTGATGCTGCTGCTTATGCTGCTAATGCTGCTGTTAGAAAGGAAGAAGAACAAGCTCAGATTGAAATAATGAAAAAGTATGCCCGTGAAGCGCTGAAAGGCGAAGCTACGAAAGGCGCGGAGTGATCTGTGAACAAGAAGAAAAAACCGCTCTGCGTGTATGCACTCAAAAGAAACGGAAAGCCATACCGATGGATGGTGCGGACGGTTGTCAAAGGCGAGCCCGTTTATCTCGGATGCTACGAGAGCATGGAGAAGGCGGTCGAAGCCTGGAACAGATACGCGGTTAAGAATGGAAAGCAAGTGACGAGCATTGAGGCGCTCACTGGATAAGGATTAAGAATTGCCTGGCATGGTGCCGGGCTTCCCTCGAGTCGGAGTTTAACCTCGGATGGCTACAATAACGCAGCCTCCGGCTCGAGGGCTTTCAATTTATGAACATGGAAACGGAAACGATGGTCGAGCTCTTTTGGATTTTCTTTTTATCTGGCGGCTCATTCGCGCTCGGTGCGATGCTTGTCGCCTGTGGCCTGAGATGGGCCGGGGAGGTTCTATGCAAAAAGTAAAACACGCGCCGTCATGCCTTGGCTGGATCTGCACCTGTGGCGCTGATAAGGCTGATAGCTCTTGTGCTATCCAGGTCGAAGCCTCATCATCTCAGCGTGGCCAAGGCGAAACCAAAACCGCATACTGACACGATCATCAAGGGACTGAGCGAAGCAGTCAACCGGGACATGATCGCCCAGGTTAAGCGCGAGGCCTACGAACTAGGGAAGCGCGAAGGGTTCCAACTTGCCATTGCCCTAGTCGACGAGGAAGTCGGGGAGTGTGAGTGTCGCATGGAGGACTCGATGCTCATCATCTGTTCGTCGTGCCAGTCCGAGCCTGTGTTGACCTTTTTGATTGAGATGAAAAAACACATCTTCTAGGCCCGATCCTATTAGGTTTAATAATTACCCGGAGCTAGGTTTAACTGGTAAAGTCCAGGCATCAACAAACACGACCGAAGCGAGGCGGTCATTCTATGTACATTCCCTTTTCCGATTATCGTTCTCTTCCAGGAATTAACGCCAGCCTTCTCAAGGCCTGCGCTAACGGGCTCTGGTCTGGCTGGCAGTCGCTCCATGTCGAGCGCGAGCCATCCGATGCGATGAAGTTCGGCACGGCTTTGCACGCCTACTTTCTCGAAGCCGATCGGTTCGGCGACCTGGTGGCCGTGAGCCAGAAGTTCGACCGTCGCACCAAGGCCGGGAAGGAGGCCTCCGAGGCTTTCGAGGCTCAGGCATCTGGCAAGACCGTCATCACTGACGAGGAGCTCGAGCAGATCAAGCGGATGCATCGTCGCGCCGCCGAAATCCTGGAGTTCTCATCCCTGCTCGGGACCGGGCTCAAGGAGTTCACCATCTCGGGCGAGATGCCAGCCGGTGCGATCAAGGGAAGGCTCGATCTCATGTCCCAGGACGGAAGCGTGATCGTGGACATCAAGACCACGCGCTCGGCTGATCCGGCGCTGTTCGCGAAGGACTTCCTGAATCTGCACTATGACGTGCAGTTTCTCCATTACGCGAATTTGGCGCGGATCCATAATCCGAAGCTGGCAAGCGTTCCGAAGATGCTGGTCCTGGCCTGCGAGACAGGATCCGGCGAGGTAGCGCTGTACGACGTGACCGACATCAGCACACGTGAAAAGGCTGTAGAGAAGTACTGGCGCGCCTTCGATACAGCGCTTGAGCTTGAGCGTACGCCAGAGTGCCCGGATAAGTTTCCGAGATTCGCCGTACCATTAACCGCACCCAGCTGGGCATGAAGGAGGCGACCATGAAGAACATCGTGAAGGCATTACTTGAAGCACAGAAGAAGATCGAGAACGCTCGGAAGAACGCTAATAACCCACACTTCAAAAGCAGATACGCCACGCTCGAGGCTGTCCTGGATGCGGTGAAGGTCGAGCTGAACCAGAACGGGATCGTCATCGCCCAGACCTGTGGCAAGGATCCAGAGGGCCACTTCGTCGAGACTAAGCTGATCCACGAATCTGGCGAGCAGATCGAGAGCAGGATTTACCTGGTCCTCGAACGCCAGACCATGCAGGGCTTCGGTTCAGCTCTCACCTATGGCCGCAGGCTGGGCCTTGCTTCCCTGGTGGCACTCGGAGCCGAGGAGGACGACGACGCTAACAGGGCCGAGCGTGAAGCGCCTAAGCCTGTCCAGGCAAGGCCAGCGCAAAGGCCGATCCAACAGAAGGCCTCCGGTCCTTCGTGGGATGATTTCAACAGATAGCGCCAGCAGGCCAGGGAATAGCCTGCTACTCTCGCGGCGCTGGTCGGGGCGGTTGACTTCGGTTGACCGCCCTGATTTACTTCAGGCCATGTCATCACAGCCGGAAAAGCTTATCGAGAACCAGATCCTGACCTACCTTTTCAAGCGCGGTATCTTCGCCTGGAAGAATCAATCGGTCGGCATTTACGATCCAGTAAAGCGGATCTATCGGAAGAATAATAATCCATTCCACATCAAGGGCGTGTCGGACATTCTCGGCATCCTTCCCGGTGGACGGATCCTGGCTATCGAAGTGAAGACTGATAAGGGGCGAGTGAGCCCGGAGCAGCAGTTCTTTATTCAGAAAATAAATGATCGAGGGGGTCTTGCATTCGTGGCTCGGTCGATATACGACGTAGAAAAGGAACTCGCTAAACATGACTCAGGCAATACTTCAGGCCCTTGATTCTAACGATCCGCTGGTCGCTGTGGGCTTTATGATCTTCGTGTTTTTCATGCTCGTCTTCGGCCTGGTTACACTGATCGGCCTGTTCTTAATCGCATCCGACAGGAGCCACCGCCATGATCGCCATCGTTGAAAAGATTATCGGCTTCCTCGACAGCCTACTGTCTAGGTTCCTCGCAACGCTCACGGACTCCCCCCAGACCGTGGGCGCTGCAAGGAGAACTAAAACCAACAAACGAAAGAGAAAGAAAATGCCAGCAAACAAAAAAGTAGCTAAGAAAGCAGTAACCAAAACCATTAAAGCCAAGAAGGCCAAGAAGACTGTAAGCAAAAAGAAGAAGTAAGTTTCGTCGGCTCCCATCCGATGAGCGAGGCCAGGACCAACACCATGCGTGTTCCTTTCAATGGTTCTGGCCTTTTCTTTTCTTCGGGCTATGCTGTCAGAAGGATGGGGGTGATCGAGCGTGGTGTTCTATTGCGAAGAGTGTGGCATGACGAAGACTGGCGACCAGGTGATCCGAAAGATTTACACCTGGGTATGCGCGGACTGTCGCTCGATCCTGATGGTGGTCTCAGATGAACGGAAGAAAAGCCTTAACTAATCACTCCCACGGAAGCCTGAAGTCTTCGCTCGGTACACTCATCGGGACCATAAAGCTCGCTTTCCTGACTTTGTTAACCTTCTTCGGCGCCATGATTTTCTTATCCGATAGCCTCTCTTGATCCATGAGGTCGCCACACCAGCACCGTTTCTGCTTCACAATCCACATCCCGGAATCGTACCCGGCTGCGGTCCGGCAATAGGTCTTACACTCAGCGTCCCGGACCTGGTCTAGGCTAAAGCATACTGCCACGAGCAGGACGAGCGCCTGGGCCCATGGCCTCACTTCTTCCGCTCCCGGTAGTAAGTTAAAAGCCGATCGGCGTCCTTGATCATCGTGCGACCGTATTTCCCGAACAGCTCGGCGAACCACTCTTCGACCTGGTCGTCGTCTAGCTGGAGCTCATGAAACGAGAGCTCGTGCTGATAGGCATGGATCAGCTCGTGGAGGATCGTCTCCGAGTTCATGCTCGAGCGCCTGATGTGGATCTTCCTATCGTCCAGCATGGCGATCCCGTGCGTCTCACCAAATCGAGCGTTGTGGATCTTATCGGTGCGGACGGTGATCTTCCATTTCTTATTCACTACCTTCACGATCATAGAGACCTCCTCAGAAGCTGATAAAGCGCGGGCCGTATTCGTCGATGAGACCGATCCCTGTCGTCCAGTTATGGATCCGTTGCGGACGGTAGGAGAGGGCTTTCGAATAGGGGTCGCCGATGAATCCGGCGTTAAGCTCCCAGAAGGTCTCGCCATTATAGCTCCGATAATTAACCCCGCCACGGTGAGAGTGACCGCACACGACGTTGCAGTTGTTAAAATCACGGTGCGCGCCCAGCTTCGAATAGTGGCCGTGGATGAACAAGATCCCGTTGATGTAGAGTTCCTCGGTCGGGTCATGGATTGTCGTCACTCCTTCGAAAGTCATTCTGGATCGGATGGCCTGGGCGATCAGGTGTTCTCCCTCTGGGCACTTCTCGACGATGCGCTTGAGTATTCTCGCGTCATGGTTGCCCATGAGCTGGAAGCATTTCGCCTTCGGTGCTACCTGCTGGAGCGTCTTCCAAAAGTCCTCTGCCATCTCCCTGGACAGATCATCCTCAGCCTTCGGCGTGTAGGTGTTCAGCGACCTGGCAAACTTCGAGGCCGAATACTGGTCGGTAAGATCACCAACCTGGACGATCACGTCCGGCTGTTCCTTCTGAGCGAAGGCGTAGACCATCGAGAGCGCGTTCAGATTTACGAAAGGCAGGTGCATGTCGCCCACGACCATGATCTTCTCGGCGTGGTTAAGCCTGACGACGTTTCTGTGTTCCTGAGAGTAAACGATCTCTTTGATCTTCTCAGGATCATCAATGGCCGGGAATGGATCCTTCTTCTTCGGCTCTTCCTTCTCTACCAGGCCAGCCGCCCTGAGAGCGTTATCCCAGGTCCCGAACAGGATCCCGACCGGGATGCGCGGAAAGATGGCCTGGAAATCCGAGATCATCGGGACGCGCCCCAACTCATGCGCGAGCTCCTTCAGCTTTACGACCACGTAGTGCTTCTGGTCCATGCGTGTTCCCCCGCTCTTAGGGTAAGGGGATCACTAGGAAAAAAAAGCCTACTCTCTCGACTCGGTGCAGTAATGCGTTCGGCTTTGATTCCTGACGAGGATGGTCTAACACTGGAGAGAGAGGCCCCAGTGGGGCTAGCTGGACCGTCCAGTGGAGGAACAGAGCATGACCAACATTCCAGAGATCCATTGTCGCTATGACCGGATGATTCCCATCCATGAGCTGAAGGATCACCCGAAGAACAGGAACAAGCACTCAGACGAGCAGATCGAGCGCCTGGCGAAGCTCTACGAGTACCACGGGATCAGGCATCCCATCATCATCTCCGAGCTCTCAGGCTGTATCGTGGCAGGCCACGGACGGAAGCTAGCAGGGAAGAAGGCGGGCTTCGATTCAATGCCTGTGGTCTACCAGAAGTTCGCGGACGAGACCGCCGAGTATGCGTTCATCCAGGCCGACAACGCGATCGCATCCTGGGCCGAGCTCGACCTGGCTGGAATCAATGCGGACTTGCCAGACCTTGGACCAGACTTTGATCTCGAGATGCTGGGACTCAAGGACTTTACGCTTGATCTGTCGGAGAAGCTCGAGCCAGAGTGCGACGAGGACGAAGTGCCAGACGCCAGGCCAGATCCGAAGGTGGTTCAAGGCGAGGTTTACATCCTTGGGAATCATCGCCTCATGTGCGGAGACTCAACTGCGATCACCGATATCGAACGGCTAATGAACGGCGAGAAGGCCGATATGGTTTTTACAGATCCTCCGTATGGCATGAATTTAGATACAGACTACTCAAAAATGGGGAAATCTGGATTAAAGCACAAACGAGTCATTGGCGATGGAGATGATTTTAAGGCTGAACTAATACAAACTCTATTGGGAATTTTTCAAGATTGTGAAGAGATTTTTTTATTCGGCGCAGATTATTACGCCGAGTTGATTCACGAAAAAAATAATGGCTCTTGGATTGTTTGGGATAAGAGATCACGATCAGAAATTGAAGTGGGAACATTAGACGGTGCATTTGGTTCAGACTTTGAAACTTGCTGGTCTAAAAAGAAACGCAAACGAGAACTTGCGAGAGTGCTTAGGCAAACCGGAGCTTTTTCGGCAAGAGGCGAAGACAGGTCTGTCCATCCAACACAAAAGCCGGTTGCGCTTGTTGAGTGGTTTTTTGAACGCGCAAAAGGTTCAAATATTGTAGACGTTTTTGGTGGGTCTGGATCAACACTAATCGCCTGCGAAAAGACTGGACGAAACTGCTTTATGATGGAGCTTGATCCGCATTACTGCGGAGTAATCCTCGACCGATGGCAGAAGTTTACAGGCAAGAAGGCACACCGGGAAGACGGAGTCGCCTGGGATGAGATCAGAGGTGCGTGATGGCGGTTGAAATCGACAAGAAGAAGCTAGAAGCCTTCATGCGACAGAAGCCGACGCTCCTCGATACGGCTGCGTTCTTCGACTGCTCGGATCGTACCATCGAGCGCTTTATCCGCGACGAGTACGGCGTGAGCTTTGTCGAGTTTCGGCAACAAAAGATGGTCCACACTAGACACGCGCTGATCAGAAAGGCGATCGAGAAGGCCATGGGTGGGGATAACACCATGCTGATTTTTTGCCTAAAGAACCTATGCGGTTGGGCAGATAAGCAAGAAGTGGCTGTCGAGAACGAGGGCGCGATCAAAATAAACATGAACTACGAGCGCAAGAAGAAGGAATGAGTGAAGCAGTCGAACAATACTCCAAGCCCTACTTCAGCGACTTTAACCCGCGAGTTATTCCTTATCAGTCTGATGTCGTCGATTTTCTTGATGACTGGGATTTCGGAACAGGTACGCCTGAGATTCTCTTGTCTGGCAGTTATGGATCCGCAAAGTCTATCCTTATGGCTCATCTGGCCGTCCGTCATTGCGTCGAGAATCCTGGAGCGAGAGTCTGCCTAGCGCGTAAGGCCCTGCCTGATCTGAAGGATACGATCTTCAAGGAGATCCTGGAGCACATCACGGAAGACTTCGTCGAGGGAAAGCACTACAGAGTAAACCACTCGATCGCTAAGGTTACCTGGTGGAACGGATCCGAGATCATCTCGAGAAGCTGGTCGGATAAGAAATACAAGAAGGCCCGGTCTCTCAAGCTGTCCATGGTTGTGTTCGAGGAGCTCACCGAGAATAACGAGGATGACAAGGCCGCCTTCGATACGCTGAAGGCCCGTCTTCGTCGGATCCCAGAGGTGAAGGAGAACATCCTGATAGCTGCCACGAATCCGGACGGGCCAGGCCACTGGGTCTATAAATACTTTTTCGACAGCGAGGCCAGGACTCGAAAGGTGTTCAAGTCGGTAACGACCGATAACCCGTTCCTAGATCCGGTTTACATCGAGCAACTGAAGCAGGACTTGGCTCCTCGAGAGGCCCAGAGGTACATCTATGGCGAGTGGGTCGAGATCGACCAGGATCGGATCTACTCGGCCTATGACGCCGATAAGAACTACCTGAACACCGCCTACCAGGTAAGGCCCCATCTCCCGATCGTGCTCGCGTTCGACTTCAACATCGGCCACGGGAAGCCCATGTCATCGGCGGCTGGCCAGTGGGACGGAAAGGCCTGGCACTGGTTCGACGAGGTGGTCATCCAAGGAGCTCGGACTCAGGACGCTATCGACGCATGGATCGATAAGGGCATCCTGACGCACCGGGCGAAGATACTGGTGAGGGGTGACGCTTCCGGGCAGGCCCGTGACACGCGCTCCATCGTGTCGGATTATGACATCATCAGGAAAACGCTGGCCAACTCAGGCGCTACCTTCGAGATGCAGGTCCCTCGTGAGAATCCTCCGGTAAGGAAGCGCCACAATATCGCGAACGCCTATTGCCAGAACGAGGCAGGCGAACGGCGCTTGTTCGTTTACAAAACGGCTCCCGTAACGCACGATGGGCTAAGGCTGACAGCTCTGAAGAAGTCCGGCGATTACATCGAAGACGACTCAAAGCCTTACCAGCACATTACCACCGCGATCGGCTACGCTGTGGTTTACGAGCACAACTTGCTCGGGACCGTAATGGTCGGAAGCTCAAGGAGATAAAATGCTGAACCTTTTGAACCCTAACGTCCGTAGACAGATCATCGACGAATCCAAGGCAAGCGAGAACGTCGAGCGCAAGAAGGTATCCTTTGGGCAGTTCGAGATCTTCAAGGACCGGATCCTCCAGCAGGTGAAGGCCTACCTCGAGGGATTCTACTCGAAAGACACCATCCAAAACACGCCGATCGTAAGCTCGGTCAACCTGGCTCGCCGGATCGTGAAGAAGGAAGCCAGCCTTTACAGGAAGGCTCCAGTCCGTGAGTTCTACGGCCTCAGCGAAGAGCAGGAGATGGTGGTCCGTCAGGTGTACGCGGACCTAAAGATCGACACGGTCATGATGAAGGCTAACGAGTACTTCAAGCTTCAAGACCAGACGCACCTGTATCTCATCCCTCGCGCCGGGAAGCTGAAGCTCCAGGCCTTGCTTGCCCATAACATCGACGTGGTGCCATCGTCCCAGGACCAGGAGGATGGCGAGGTTTACTGCATCAACGGATTCGACCGGAACCTAGCTAACGTTAAGGTGACAGAAGACGGCGACAGCATGAACGAGCTGATCGCGGACGAAGACGATTATCAGGCGGGCATGAAGGCGATCGCGGTATGGTCGCCTGTGTTCAATTTCGTCATGGATGAAAATGGAAACATCATGAAGGCCGACAGCTACGAGAACCCGATCGGTGGGGTCGTGCCATTCGTGGACATCAACGGTGGCAAGGACGGCGAGTATTGGGTCCGCTCCGGCGCTGCCCTTACCGACTTCACCATTCAATTCAACGCAGGCCTGACCGACCTCGGGAACGTGGTCCGCATGCAGGGCTTCGGCCAGGCATGGCTGAAAGCTCCGTCTAACCTGATCCCGAATAATGTCCAGATCGGGACTAACTTCGTCCTTCGCTTGCCTATTGATCCTAACAACCCGGTCGAGACCGACTTCGGCTATGCTAACGCGAACCCTGATCTGCAAGGATCGCTGTCCTACCTTGAGGGCCTCCTGTCTAGCTTCCTGACAAGCCGGGGCGTGGATCCGAAGGTGGTCAATGCGAAGATGGACTCGGTGAAGTACAGCTCGGGATTCGAGCGCCTGCTGGCCATGGTCGAGCAGTTCGAGGCCAGCGAGTCCGACATCGCCGCCTTCAAAGATGCCGAGCAGAAGCTGTTCAAAATCATCGTGGCGTATCTCAACACCTACGGAGGGACTAGCGTTCTTCCGGGCTACCGGGTAGCTCCGATCTCTGAAGACGCCTTCATGAGCATCACCTTCAAGAAGCCTTCAAGCGTGGTATCCGAAGCCGAGAAACTCCAGAACATCCAGCAACGGAAGGAGATGGGCCTGATCACTCAGGTCGAAGCCATCGCCCTGGACCGCGAGATCGAGCTCGAGGATGCGCAGGAAGTCTATCAGCGAATCCAGGAAGAGTCTGGTCGTGAAATGGAAAGAATCATGCCAACTCAGACCACACCCGTGGCTGAGGTCCAGGACATGGAAGACGATATGCCAGAAGAGGAAGGCGACGTCGGAGCTGAGGACTGATGGCCGAGCCAGGGATCAAGCTCACTAAAAGCCGGGTTTCTCAGAAGCTCGACCTAAACGAGCTGACTGGCCGGGACATTTCATCCGATCCTGTCCTGGTCCGTAAGATCGCCCAGGGTGTGATCGACTACATGGTCGACCGGGCCAAGGAGGGGCGAGGCCTGGGGCGCAAGGATCTGAAGAGTCCATATTCGAAAGCCTACGCTAACAGCCTATCATTTAAGGCCGCAGGCAAGAGCCGGAACCAAGTGAACATGACACTCACCGGGGATATGCTTCGCTCGATCGACATCCTCGAGGAAGACGGAGCCTTGGTCGTTATAGGCATCGACGACGAGGTGGACGCACCGAAGGCTTACGGACATCAGACCGGATTCGAGGGCCATCCTACGATCCCTAACGGGAAGTATAAGCGCCCCTTCTTCGGTGTTACCAGCGACGAGGTAAAGCGCGAGGTGCTCCCGAAGTTCAAGGCCGAGATCGACGCTAGCGCAGGATCCAGGACGATCAGCTCACTCGAGAGCCAGGAGAAGGCCGTGGAGTTCGTACGCGGGCTTAGGACGCTTGAGGATCTGTTCGGCCTGGTGGGCGGTCTGGAATGAAGCTCGTATTCAATAAGGCCAGCCTGGACCGACTGGAGAAGGAAACAAAGGATCGGATCAATAGGGTAATTCAAAACCCTCAACTGATTAACGAGCTCGGGAAGATCGCCGTCGATACTCTGAAATTCACAGCCAGGAAGGGGATCTCGCCAGAGACGGGGGAGCGTTTTAAGCCATTATCTAAAAGCTGGAAGAATGAGAGAGAGAAGATCGCAGAAGCCAGCCCAACCCATCCAGCCTATTCTAAAACCAGATCCAACCTTACTCTAACCGGGCAACTCCTCGACGCGATAAAGTTCACCTATTCCGTTACCACAAGAAGCATTTTCATCAGGCTCTTTATGGATGGCACTCATCAGCCATACCGGAAGAAGTACATGGAATCATTCGTAAGAAAGAAGAAAAAAAGAAAAGTTAACCTAGGCAGAACAGTAAAGGGATTCGAGAAGTCATTCGGTGGGATGAGCTACGTAAACACCGGGCGCTCTGGATTCTATAAAGTCGGCAAAGAGATCAGCAACCTAAAGCTAGCGCAGTATGTTACCGAGGCCGGAAGGCCGTTCTTTGGATTCTCTGAGCGCCTAAAAGATAAGCTACTCACACAGATGAAAAAGGTTGTCATTCGATACATTCGTCGTAATCTCTGACTAATACTTGAAAACCATAGGAGGATAATCAAGAATGGAAGAAATGAACGGGGCCAGTGGCCACCAAGTCGAAGGCAGTGCCGGAAGCAAGGACAGTTCAAGCGACAGCGTGAAGTATGAAACCTATTCGCGCGCGATCGGGGAGATCAAAGCCCTGAAAGCAAAGCTGAATGAGTTTCAGGCTAAGGAACACGAGCGCGAGCAGACGGTGTTAGCAGAGCAGGGCAAATATAAGGAAGCCCTGGAGGGTGTCTTGAAATCCAAGCGGGAGATCGAAGACGCACTCAAGGCCAAGGATGCCGCCTATGCTAAGACCATCTTCCAGAAGGAGGTTAAGCAATTAGCCCTCACCATGGGAGCGCGCAAGGAAGCCTTGGATGACATCGTGAAGGTAGGCGACTGGTCCAGCGTTGAGATCGACGAAAGTTTCAATCTTAACACTGAACAGCTAAAGACTCAGATCGCGAACCTTGCCAAGTCAAAGCCTTACTTCTTCGCGACTGGAGCACAGAAGCCGGGTGATGTTCACTTATCGGCTGGGACGTTCTCTGGGGAGAAGCCTGTAAAGGAACTCACCAAGGACGAATTGATTGAGAAACTGAAAACCCTAAAACCATAAAGGAATAAATCATGGCTGACGTAATCACTGGCAATACTCAACTGGTTGCCACCAAGAATGACTTGATCACAAGCCTCGTCCAGAAGGAACTGAAGTTCCGGGCGAAGCTTCTCGCATCTGTAACCGACCTATCCAGCTACGCTGGCAAGGGCATGAAGTCTATCAGCTTCCCTAAGCTGTCTAGCTTCACCGTTGAAAACCGCGCTTCGGCTGTTCCTGGAACCATCCAGGCCCTGAGCGCTACCACCGACAAGCTCGACCTCAACCTGAATGCTTACGTTTCCTGGTTGATCGACAGCTCTGACGAGATCCAGTCCTCTATGGACGTGCAGATCGAAAACGCTCTCCGCGCTGCTTCCGCTCACGGTCGCTACGTCGACGAGCAGATCATCGCTGTCCTCGAAGCAGGCGCCGGCCTCGACGTCGGAACCGCTCCTTTGACTGCTGACTTGATCTTGGATGCTCGCGAACAGCTCCTGAAGTCTTTCGCTGATCCTGCCGCTTGCGTTATGCTCATCGGCCCAGATCAGGAGAAGGCCATGCTCAAGATTGCCGAGTTCGTGCGCGCCGACTACTACGGCTCGTCCAACATCCCAAGCGGACAGATCGGCACCGTGTACGGAATGCCTGTCATGGTTCACCAGGGCGTTGCCGCTGGCAAAGGCTACTGGTACAGCAAAGACGCTGTCGGTATCGCTTTCCAGAAGGCTCCGTCCATGGCCGAGCAGTCTGAGATCGCTTACGGAACCAACGCTAAGCGCGTGGCAATCGACCAGCTCTTCGGTGTTAAGGCTCTCCAGACTGGTGAGCTCGGCGCCGCTTCTGGCAAGTCGCCTCTCATCGTAAAGATCTAATAAGCTAACGGAATGGGACGGGACTTGCTTCCTACAGCCATTCCGAATTTCATCACCGCCGGGAGCCCGATGGGCCTCCGGCGGTCGATGCTTATGAATAATGCCAGGATGGGAGCTCATGTCAGGTATTTCGACATCGGGCAAGTCACGCTTAACGGGCGCCTAGTCTGGATCGCGTGGTTCTACGAGGACTTTGATCCTCAGAAGATTAAGGAACTGGAGGGCGCTAAATGAGTCTCCCAGGCTCTCAACAGGATCGCGAATACCAGAAGTTTCGCGCAGGCTCAGATGGTGGATCGGCTGTCGCGGTTGTACCAGACGGTGGGACTCTTAACGTCGAAACAGCAGGCGTCACGTGGGACGAGATCGTGACCACGCTTCCGGCATCGAATGTCGAGGTGTTCACCTATAAGCTAGCCGGGTCGGTTGTGCAGACAGTAACCGTTACCTACGAGAGTGCAAGCAAGAAGACCCCGCTCCTCGTCGAGAAGGTGAGGCCGTGATGCCTTGGAAGTTCGACGCGATCTTAGGTGACCTGGTATTTAAGATCCCACCCACAGACATAAGCGATCCGGCTAATGTGGACCTCGGAGCGGCTGGCGCGTCTGATCTCGGGATCGACACAGGCGAGCGAGTGAACGACTCATCGACGGTTGACCAGGGCCTTCGGGTCTTTGAAGTGGATGGTGGATGATGGCTATCTTACGGGTTCCAAGGATTACAACGGCGCAACGGGCTAGCCTGCTACTCCTCGAGGGGGAGATCGTTTTCGATGTGGACGAGGCCAAGTTCTACGGCGGTGACGGAATCACCGTCGGGGGCTTTCAGATCTGCTCGGGCGATTGCGGTGGTGGTCCGGTTGTGGGAGACTTGCTACTGACTCAATCTGGAGACACGCTCACGACCGAGAGCGGGGACTTGTTACAACTTTAAGGGGTGAACCATGGCGAATAAAAAGATTACAGAATTAAACGAACTGACAACGGTTGTGGGCTCCGATGTTCTCCCCATTGTGGACATCTCGGCCAATGAAACCAAGAAGGCCACGGCTGATTCACTGAAGAGCTATATAACAGCCGATAACACCGCAGCGATCGCAACCAAGGCAGGAAAGAACCGCAGGGTCAGGAAGTCGATCTCGATTCAGCTCGACACTCCGACGAATCCAGTTATCGCAGCAGGGGCGTCGCACACCTATGTAATCGACCTGGGCGAGACTTTCGACCAGCTTGTTCTGACCAACTTCCAGTGGGTAGCACCTAAGAATAACCCGACCGATCCTGAGCTCGTAGTCGCTAACGCCATGTTCCCTCGCGCTCGTTATGGTGGGGCTCTTGTGGTCAACAAGACTCCAGGAAGCTGGACCCGTGGCTTTGAAATGGAAGTAGCAGAGTTCCAGTCTGGAGGCCTGTCAGACGTAGAAGCTCCGCTTTCTGCCACCTCTGACGATGTAGACGCTCCTCTCGGGTACGGATCAAGCAGGCTTCAGGTTCCTCTCGATCACATCGCGATCCAGACCACGCCGCCGAAGAAGCTCCAGATCGAAGACGTTTATCTCGACGGGCAGAATCTCAAGGTTACCATCAAGAACCACGACTCGACCTCGATTGACCTATCGTCCTATGTAGGCGTAACCGCTCTTTTTGATGAGGACAGAAACGCGAACATGGGCGCGGTCGCCGAGAATGGTGTTCTGGCTTATTCGTCGTATGATGCGAGCTCGGTTCGCATTTCAGAGGATGGCGGCAAGACATTCTCGACTTCATTCATGAGCCTGAACAATAACTCAGACTCTACATCGGTCATACAGCGAACATCATCAATGGCCGCGACAAGCGACTCGGTCAATACCTTTATCGGCTTGTTCAATTATGCTTATGTTAAGGTCGCTCAATCCCCAGACTATGCCTTTCAAAATAGGTTCTGGGTTCAAAGCCTTGGAGAATCATTTAACCCAACCTTTGCGAAGGCCGTTAGCATGAACGAACCAGTCGGAGGAAAGCTGTTCGACTGGAAAAAAACCGATACTGAATCCTGCGCCCTATTCGCCGGGTTCATGAATTACTATGCCATCCGCGTCTATAAGTCGGTTGACGATTGCTTTACCTTTGGAGCCAACTCTCCAGACTTTAACGATAGCCTTCCTGTGTTTAACTCGGACGGTATCGAGACCAATGACCTTCCAGACTTTGCAGCGAGCAGGACTCCAAGCGGCTCTCTTGATTATGTTAAGGCTCAGGTAAAGGTGATCGACGAAGAGACTCACTACCTCGCCCTTTCATACTGGGCCAAGGACGAGCTTTTTTACAACGGCCTCCCGTCTAATGATCTGTTCATCGGACCTCAAACGATCGTCGGAGAGGAAAGCATTCCGTTCGAACTTCGGGCCAATGAGGTGGCCTTTGTTCGTGCGTCTTATCCGACCAGCTCATTCGGTAGATTCAAAATCACAGGATCCACTCTTGGCAATAACTTAGAGAGCACGACAGCCGGAACGCCACTCTCTTCTCCGATGGAGATTTACTACATCGGACTCCAGACTGTAGGAGCCGAGTCTGTTGATATTGCCGCTGACGAGATGGCGATCAAAAAAGACGATTGGGACACTCACACGACTTTTACGATAGGTGCAAACACTTATAGCGCAGTGGTCGGGGATAATATCCAGAGCACATTCACGCAGAATAGCACCATGATCTTCGGACTTCGTGACGCAACGATCGACGGGGTTTTATTCAAGCTCGTCAGGGTTGGCAGGATTCAAGACGGCCAGCCTGTTCAGCTCTTTAACTATGGCGCTGATTCTAACAGTGGGAGCCCGATCCCTGGCGTGTTCGCTCAGTTCTCTCTAGGCGTTAGGAATTACAACATCAACGGGAAACAATACTGGGTTTTTCCTGGTAACGAAAACACCTTTACAGCCGAGGCGTCTGAGCTTGCCAATCCTGTCGGTGGGAATGTGAACCTGAAGCACTATTTCCAAATGCTGACCGGGACACAGAAAAACATACTGCTCAAGTCAACGAATGGCGGTGGAAGCTGGGAATCTGTCAACGAGGATCCAGAGTTCCGATACTCGCCGAGCTCGATCTTCTACTCTTCGAACGACGGTCAGACCCTGATGCTCGCGGCGATGAAATACTGGACTGGCGTATCCTATGAAAAATGGCCATACGCAACCAATCCGAGCAACATGGGCGCAGATGCTAGGTTCAACATCTCGATCGATGGTGGCGATACCTGGAGGAACGCTAGCGGTGCATGGGATAACATGGCAACCGGGCTTATCAATGTAAGCATGAACACGGGCGGTCCATCCTATTCCGGCCGTCCTCCTGGCGGTCAGATCATGGGGAAGATCGGCGACGAGATCCTGGCCATCCTGTTAAACGACGACCAGAAGCCTGTCTTGATTCGGTCGGTTGATAATGGCATGACCTGGTCTTCTAAGATCATCCTTCGCGAACCGTTTGGAGGAACAGGCGGAGGATTCAATGCATTCTCGCCAGATTCTAAAGATCAGTTCATGGCTTTCTTCGGGCATTTTTATCAGAAGAACCTCGATCAATACTTGTATTTCGGATCGGTGGTCGATAAGTTTACCCAATGGAAATCCTTCGGCGTGATCGAATAAAGCTCGTTTATGTGCTCAGCGACTCCCCCATCAAGCCTTGCGGAGGCCTGGGGGAGCGCCTGAGAAAGCTCTTACCAATGATAAAGGAGCACTGTGATGTGTTCATCTATTGCGCTGGCGAGGGTGGGGTCTATGATGGAATTGAGGTCAAGGCGATTGACATCGAATGTCCAGACTATGGGAATCCGTATCCTTTCTTTTATACGAACTTCGTCTTAGATAACCCCCCACCGTTTTCGCCTGATGTGGTGATCGCGACCGATTACGGAACGATCATGGCGGCCAAAGCGTTAGCTTCGATTCACGGAGCGAAGCTTGTAACCGAGTTTCATCTGGCTTATTACTCTCTCAAGAAGGCCATCAAAGAACACGAGCTCGTGGGAGAGATGAAGCTAGACCAGGCGGCTAGGCTCGTTTATCTCATTGAGCAGATCGGAGCTACTTCATCAGATCTCGTTATCGGGTGTTCAACCAACTATGTAAATGACCTACCATGGGAAACCAAAAAGGCCGTGGCGATCCAGAACGGGATCGACGCTGAGAAGTACAAGGGCGACCATAAGCCATTCAAGTTCGAGGGTGGCAAGAAGCGAAACCTGGTCTTTATTGGCAGGATGAACACTCAAAAGGGAATCAAATACCTGTTCGATTATTACGCGGTCCATGAGGGTCGCCGTAGGTATCTGGCTAGGATCCCTGACTCAGAAAGGCTGATCCTTCCAGAGGATACGGCGCTGCATTTCGTGGGCGGTCCGATCGGTGGGGATCAGTGGGATTCGATGCTTGAAACGGTCAAGAATAGTGACCAGAAGTTCCACATTCCTTTCGTGAGCGGACAGGAAAAGATCGACCTCTTGAAGTCAGCAGATGCGATCATCTTCCCGTCTGTCCACGAGCCTTTCGGGATCGTAGGCCTTGAGGCGTTCGCGGCTGGGGTTCCGCTTATTACATCCATGGTGGACGGTATCGCTGACTATGCTAATGAATATAACTCCATCAGGTGCGAGCTCAGTTCGGCAGGTGTTCGATCTGCTATTGATAGGCTGTTTTCCATGCCTGAATCGGAGCGCCGAGCCATGATCGAGAACGGCTTCAAAACAGCCGAGCGATTTAATTGGAAAGACATCGCGGAGCAATTCATACTCGAGTTGAGGAGTTTGACTAATGGCGACGATCTTCGGACATCTTGAACGCGAGGCAATAATCCAGACAAACGATAAGACTAGGCTTGATGCGAGTAAGTCATTCTCTCCCAAGGGTGGGGCTTCGATTGAGCACGTAAAGATTAGCCCAGAGGTGGGGGTTGCTCTTATTAACGTGCACAGCGGAGGAAACCCAAAAGACTGGCATCTAGATTGGGAGTATGCGACTCCAGGAATTAAAACCATTACAATGGAGCTGAAAGCAGGACCGACAACTCAGGTTTTTACCTACACTATCGAGGTCGTGACTCCAGAGCAGGACAAGCTCTTCTCGAAGGACTCGGATCTGATCCAGTTCGAGCCTGACATTCTCAAGTGGCTCCCGGCTGGAAAGAGCACATACAACAATATCCACCGCAACGCGCAGTACCTGATCCTGGACTGGCTGGATTCGATCCGGGTCTGGCGTACGGACGGGACCAAGCTCACAAAAGCGGACCTTTCCCTCACTGATGATCTTAAACAGCTCTCGATTTACATGACGCTTGAGCTCATCTTTATGGGCATTTCCAATCAAGTCGACGACGTGTTCCTGAATAAGGCTAGAATGTACGGACAGAAGGCGCTCCTGGTCCAGGGCCGTGGCCGGATCCAGGCTGATTTCAACGGTAACGGTACGCTAGAATCTTCCGAAGGAGCAGACCTGCGCTCCTTTACGCTGGTGCGGCGATGAGTCTCACGGCTGTCCGTCCATACGTTACAGCCAGGATGACCGAGCTCGGATATACCGAGCACACGGATCCATTCAACGATCAGAACATCCCATCAGCCATTATCGACA